TTGAACGTCATCCCAAATCGGGAAAGGCGGGAGAATGCCGTCATTCTGTCGGGCGGCAAGTACGCAAGCTGCGTAGGGTTCCCACTCAACGGCGCAGACTGTGCGCCATCCGAGGAGGTGACCTCCGAGTATTCCTCCACCAGCGCCTGCGAAAAGAGCCAACTCATTCATCTGATCTCCGAGTAAGCGCTGGAAAAGTCGCATCGTTTTTCGACCCTGAGTTTTCCAGGAGATCGGATCATGCACGAAGTCGATGAGCTTGTGGAGAAAATCTGTACTAGGGTTTGTCCCTACGAAAAAAGTTGGTCTGACCCCTTGTCAACGGTTGTCAACCTCTGTACAGTTCAACTCATGCGCTGCACGTCGTAGCGCTTAACCGGAGTCCCGCCATGTTCAAGGTCACCTTTCACTACTACTCAAAACTCCTCAAGCGCGATTTCTACAACGTAGAAATTCATCGCAGCATGGATGATGCAAGACTGCGTGGTTGTGCTTTGAACTGGACGATTTCAAGCGTTGAGAGTCTTTAATCAAACCGGGGCTTCGGCCCCTAACCAGGAGTCCAAATGAAAATCATATTCACCAAAGAAGAAATCAAAGAAATCATCCTTGCTCATGTTCACCGTGAGAGCTGGGAGGAGTTCAACACCATCGAAATCCACAACTGGAACACCGATGAATACGCCACCGTCACTTATGTCGAACCAACCACCGAGGAGCAGAAATGAGACCTGAAGACCACGACTCCAATCTGACAATCATTTTGGCATCTATCGCCGTCGGCGCAATGTCGGCGATCTGCTTGTTCCTTGCTCTCTCAGGAGGTCTGTAATGGTCGGGAAGGTAACCCCAAACACGATGCTGTCTGCATCCCGTATCCCGGCCCTTCTGGGGCATTCAAAGTATGAGACGCCTAATGGCGTCCTTACGAGCGTAATAAACGCGCTACAGGACGTTGAAGAGCCGTTTGAGACCAACGAGGCAATGCACTGGGGCAATGCGCTTGAGGTCCCGATCCTAATCGAAGCCTCTGCACGTTTGGGATTGTCTAACGTAAAACTTGATCATCCGAAACCGTACTTTCACGAGGACGCGCCGATTGCTTGCAGCTTGGACGGCGATGGCAACGGCAATGGTCTGGTTGTAACCAACAACCCAGATGCCGGCGTATACGTGATCGGCCAGGACAGCATTACGCTGAACGGAATTGGCGTCCTTGAAGCCAAGCTCACCAGCTCATATCCCGAAGACTGTCCGGCAATGAGCCGTGGTCCACTCCAGCTCCAAGCCCAAATGGACATTTATGGAGCGCAATGGGGAGCCGTCTGTGTTCTGTATCAAGGCATTGAGCTGCGGATATTTCTGTTCGCTCCTCACGAGGAGACGCAAGCGCTGATCCGCAAGAAAGCATTTGAGTTCGAGTCTAAGCTCACGCACTGGTCCGAGACTGGTGAGGTGCAATGGTACGACCCTGCCAATCCTGCGGAATACGGCACCAAGTGGCCAGGCGATCCAAACCTAGATTCGGTTGATCTTGGCGAGTGGGGAGCAACGCTGGCCGAGCGGATCGTCAAAGCCAAGCAGGAAATCAAAGTGCTCGAGGCAAGTATTGCAGATAACGAAGCAGAGCTGAAGGAAATGCTTGGCAACGCCACGCTGGCGCACGCTGAGGAGTTCCGCATCTCCTGGCCAATCCGTAACTACCAAGCGCAGCCGGAGAAGGTCGTACCTGCCAAACCAGCGCACTCAATGCGCCAGTCAACTGTCACGATTAAGGGGCCGAAATGAAAATCGCAGCAGCATTTGTCGCAGCCAAACGTGAGTTTGCACCGGCCCTTAAAACGTCTACAAACCCGCATTTCAAGAACCGATACGTTGACCTTTCTGGCTGCTTGGAAGCCGTCAACGATGCGTTGCTGGCCAACGGCATCGCGGTTTATCAGGAAACCTTTGAGGTTCCAGATGGCGTCTGCGTAGAGACCTGCTTCTTGCACGAATCCGGTGAAACGCTACGTATGGGCAAACTGCACGTGCCAGCAGCAAAGCACGACCCGCAAGGGTATGGCTCTGCGCTTACTTACGCTCGGCGCTATTCGCTGATGGCTGCGTGCGGCATCGCTGCCGAGGATGATGATGGCAACGCCGCCAGCAAGAAGCCCCCTCAGAAGCCCGAGGTGAAGCCAGCAAACCCTCTGGATGCCGTGGCACCCAAAGCGCTGCCAAAGCCCACTGAGGCGCCGCCAGAAGTGATTGAGTTTGAGGATGGAGCTGGTGGCACCTGGGCATTGCGCGTCCCCAACGAAGCCAAACCACGCTCAATGAGCAATGACGAGGCTGGATGGGTTGTTGAGTTCAATGCACTGGCTGACGCCGTGATGAAAGCCGGCAAAATCCCGCCGGCAGATCGGATCGCCAAGCTCAAACTGCTGCGTACATCCAATGACGCTGAAGTCAACCGTCTGTCAATGGTAGAGCGTGCTCGCTTCTTGCACACCTTCTCAGCCCGAATCGGCGCACTTGATGCGCTCATGAAAGCAGCCGCATGAGAATGGCTCAGATCCGATTATTGGACGCAATCGGTGGGTTGGAAAAGAGCCTGGGCCGGTTGCCGTCCATGAATGAAATTGCACGAGTTCTGGGGTGCAGCCCCCAGAACGTCCACAAGATGATCAAACGAATGAGGAGCAAGAATGAAACATTGTCCACCCTGCCACGGGAATTGCAATCAGGGCCGAAGCTGTCCAAGGAGAAACAACAATGACTGATTATGAGTTGAGGGACTGCCCCCGGTGCGGTCATTGCTGTCCACAGCGTCAGTGGGTCGGTCTGACGATGTTGGACATGGCTGAGTTACGTCGAAGCGGACTTCACGAAATCAGCGACAAACACTTCCAAGCCATCGAAGCCAAGCTGCGGGAGAAAAACAGTGAATAGAAAAGACATCATTCGCATGGCGGTGGAGGCCGACCCCGGTTTTGACGGGAACCAGAATGCAATGGAATTACTGTCAAACAGTATCGTAGGCATCGCCGCCATTGAACGCTTTGCCAATCTTGTTGCCGCGCATGAGCGGGAACGCATTATTGCAGCCAACGCCCCAGAGATTCAGAAGGTCAACGAATACATTAAGGCACTGGAGGATAGTGTCGCAACCGTTATTCGCGCAAGGGGAGAGAAATGAAAGTCTGGATTGATCCACCAGAAGGCTGGCGCTACGGGTTTCCCAAGGTCTGGGATACCGAACTGCACAACAATATGCTGCACTGGCTAGATGACCGCGGTTACCCGCCGGAGCTGCGTGACCAGTACGGTGAATATTTCTTCGTTCGGCAATGGTCCGTCAAAGATGAGTCGCTTGGAATTTAGAGCGCAGACACGTCGATTAGTTCGCCACGGAAATCAAGCATTCCCTCAGAGTGCTTGATTGCCAGCTCCGGGAAGAGCAACCGAGAATCTCGGAACGTCAGCACGGCAAATCCGGATCGCCAGTTAACCGGATTGTCCTCGAGGTAGTCGTTGAATTGCTTCCCATCAATGTCTGCCAGTGTTCCGGTGTCGACCCCATATCTGGTTCCTCGGTAGTCACTGTACTGGGTACATTTCAACGAATGCAGGTGGCCTGTGACAATTGACGTGCCGCTGCCCATCGTGTTTGTGTGCGTTGCGTGGATGCCATTCTTATATCTATGCTTGACCACCACGTCATCAGTCAACCAGCAGCTCCAGCACGGATGCCAGGCTTGGAAGTGGTCTTTTAAGGTAAAGCCTGCAACGCCTTCGTAGCCTGGTGCGTTAGCTGCCAAAAAGTTCTCGAATCGAGAGTCGTGGTTGCCCAATGGCCATATGAGCTGGACGTTATGCCGTGCTGCTTTGGCAACTGCCTCAATCTCTGCCAAGGCCTCTTGGCACGCTGCAAGCTCCTCCTTTACACTTGGCTGCTGCGTCCAACCAATGCGCGGATACCGGCTGATCGCAGCTCCGTCAAATGCGTCTCCGTTGTTGATTACAGCGTAAGGCTTGAGCTGGCTGATTGCCCAGAGCAATCCTTTGAATGCCGTGGTCCGCAGCCCCGGCCAGAAGTGAGCATCAGAGAATACGATCACCGTGCCATCGGTAATGCCGGCGTGGTGTCGAGCTTTTGTTAGATGATGGGTTTGAAGGTGGTCAAATGCCCTTGCGGTATCTGCTTTGGCCTCAAGCTTGATCTTGAGCTTAGATTCTAAACGCCGGCGATTGTTGTGAACCCATCGCTCGCTAAAACCGTAAAATTCCGCAACCTTGGCTGCGCTTTTTAACTTTCCCCAGACCGTAACGAAATCTTCATCAGAGACGTTCTGTTTTGTAGCCATTTTTTAGCACCATTTATTGCGTTGGTGCTAAATACCACGCTCAGATTACGTTGTCTAGTTCCAACTGCTTGTTTTATATATTTTTTTTCGCGTAGTCCTCGACCGCGTTGACGCGACGGGTCCAGCCCTTTCCAAACACTGCATAAGCCTTCAGTTTCTCAAGAAAACGCAGCCTCAAATCGCTGTAATCCTCAATCAAATCTAATGGTTTCTCGCGCTTAACCGCTGCCATCGTGATCGGCCCCAACGCACCATCATCATCCACGCCCAAGATGCGCTGCAACAATATGATTGCTTGTTTGGGTCCGCTGTTGACCGCGCAATCGAAGACGCAGTAGTCAAGACCCGCCGGCAGATCGTCGCCCCAAACTTTATTCCAATAGCGCCAGCGGTAGAGCGAAGTTACGTCAGAGACGGACAGATCGCGCATACATTGTTCGTCGACACTCTGCCCTGTCCAATCCTCCCACGTGCGCTTGGTGACGCCGTGGTTGGTCATTCCACCAGGGTCTGATGGATGATTGCAGTACCCGCCCTCAAACCCAAGCGTCAGATCCAGCGCTTTCTGAAAGTTGTCTTTCATTTAGATGCGACTCCCTGCACTTTCTCAAAGGTTCGTAGACCGCCAAGTCCAAGCATACCGAACATCAGCTCCCAAAGGGTAGCGTCCAGTGTCGGCATATCGCCAACCTCAATGCCGTTCAGTCGTGCAAGGTAAGACCCAATTGGTCGCAAAACATACTGATAAGCCAGAGCCGTAGCGCAGACCCATCCAATCGCCGGACGCCAACCAGCGACAAACAAGCTCCCTGATGTTGCTTCAGCCTTGTTGATCTCAAGCTGACCAACGATCTTGGCAAGCTCACCAGATTGCTGGAGCTTCAGCAGCTCGAGCTGTGCGCTGGCCTGTTGTGCTGGATCTGGCCAGACACGCTTGATGATCTCACCACCAAGCCCCAGGATCGCCTCTAAGCCGATCATTTGGACCAGTGGCTGATGACCCAGCCGGCAGCGGTGCTGATGCCGCTGATGACTGCCATGCCGAACCAAAACCCGCCCTTGCTTTGATTAGCAAGCTCCAATAGTTTCTTGATGTCGGCTTGCATATCTGCAACCTGCTTCTCCAGCAAATCGACCTTGGCGATTAGCTGACCGTATTTGACTGGATCAATATCTGACATGATTGACTCACGGTTTATAATTCAAGAAATCTTTGAGCTTGGTCTGTTCACGCGCTATTTTACGATTTTCCAACCCCGCTTTTACCATTTTGCCACCAACGTAAGTAGCCAAACCAAGTCCAGGCTCATCAGCCAAAGCACGACCAGCAAGCTCCACGCCAGCACTTCCCAACGCACCCAAGACAGTCTCACCGCTGCCTGACGTGCTTACTATGTCTTTAGGATTGGTTTGAATCTCGGCAACGTTCTCATTAAGTGTGCGGTAAAGGTTTGCCCCTTCGGGGCCAAAGACCAGATCTAGCTTGCCACTTTTGTCTAGATTGGTTACCAGCTTGTTAAGCTCTGCCGTGGAAACATAACGCCGTCCCTTAGTATCGAGCTGCGCTGATTTGGTTGTGCTTTCTAAAATATGCTCGCCAAACCGACCTTTAATGTCTCGCACTAACTGTTGACCATCCGGACCAGAATTTTCCAACAGATTGAAAACGCGTTTTACCTGGTCGCCAGACTTCCCAAGGAAAAGCTGATCAAAGATTTTTTCCGTAGGAACAGCTTTGTCGTTTGTGTTTTTCTTAATTTCATTGATTGACCTAACCGTGGTCTGTTTTTGGAAATCTTCTTCCCATTGCGCTCGCTTCTTACGAGCTTGTTTATACAAGTCGCCGCCAGCATTTTCACTGATTTGATCCATAAGACTTTTGACTTTTGCTGCCAAAGCCTTTTCTCTTGGAACCGTAAAATCCGTCTCGTCATTGATTGCCTGTCGAACGTCCTCAAGTTGAAGTGCGCCGATTTTTCCAGATCCAGTTGGATCGTTTGCCGAAAGTTCTTCCTCGATAATGTTGTACAGCGGATTTCTGTTTCTTCTAGACGGCCTACCTTCGGTTGACTTTTTAAGAAAATTCAAAACAGGCGTGTAATCAACGGGTTCTACAAATTCACCCTTTGCGTCTGCCGTTTTGTAATCATTTTGGTAATCTTGTTTTCTTTCTTGTTTTAGTTTTGCAACGTATTTTTCAATGTTCTGGCCTAAGTCAACCGGCGAAATCCCCTGCGCCTGAGTGCCGGTTTTCTCAATTAAAAATTGCATATTCTGTTGAATTTGAGCATTTTGTTCAGCGTTACGCTCAAAAACTTGTTCGGCCAAATGCGGAGTCTTAGCAGCAACCGCAAGATATTTGACATCAGATGGGTTTTTAGTTGCTTGCGCTCTGTTGAGGGTAATTGGAATGGGTAGGCTTGCCGCCCGCTCTACGCGCATACGTGGGGTGTCAACAGCCGCTGCACCAACGCTGCCTGGTGTAGCAGTAGCGCCAGCTCGTTGCGCTTGCGCCTGTGCTTGCGCCTGCGCCGCTGCACGTGCCTGAGCTTCTCTTAGACTCGGAGCGTTGGCAAGTTCTTGGAACGCTTGCTCTTTCGCCGCTTTTTTCTCTGCAAGCTGGGCTTGAAGCTCGGCCATCGTTACACGTGGCTTTGGCTGACCCGGTGCCGGCGCTACCGGAGCTGGTGCGCCAATGCCAGGCTCAACCCGAGGTGGTTGTACCTTGGCTGCAAACTGATCGCGCAACGCCTGTTCTGCGCCGTAGGCGGCTGCGCCGGCCTTCTGGCCAACCTTCGCAACACCAGGGATTGGCAACAGACCAAGCGATCCAATCATATTCTCGACGTCGCCGACCGGAATGCCGGTCTTGTCAGCAATCCAAGCTGCACCCTTGCCGACGTTCTCGCCGATGTAGTTTGTCAGTCTACGGGTGGCTTCGGCTTTATAAGCCGGATCTTCGCTGATACCCAGAGCACGGCCAAACGGGTCTGTACGTTTTTCAACAAACTCAGCCACCGACTTTTTAGCTTCTGGCTCAGAAACCCCCATTGCACGCTGTATAGCATAGCTTCCTTGACCAACAAGACCAGTAAGACCGCCAGCAGCAACATCAGCCATAGAGACGATGCTTTTCCCTAGATCGGCCATTGAGCCGACCTTATACTCCGTCTTAGGCGCTGCCGGTTGTGGTGCGACTGTTGTAGTAGGGATTTGCGATGGCGTCGCCGCTGGAGCCGTTTCAACGGGTTTTGGCGCAAGGTACCTTTTCATTGCCTTGCGTACCAAATCGCCTTCTGGAACGCCGAGAGATCCAAACGGTGACAGCTCCGACAGCTTTGGCGGTGCTGGCTTAGGTTGTTCTGGCGTTACGGTTTTCGCGCTTTGAAGCAATCGAATAACGTTATCTTCTGGCTCGCCACTTTGGTCTGCTTCAGGACTCGTTCCACGTGCCTTGGCTTGTCGCGCAAGAGCCGCATTGAATTTGTTAATGTAATCGGTCGGGTCTTTAGTGATATGGCCGCTGTACGCAGCTAGACCCTTGTTAAGATCTCCGCCATTCTTGTCAACAAAGTCTTGCAAGTGCTGCCGAGCAACTTCTCGAGATTGGGGTTCGTTAAACGGATCGAACCTGACGCCTTTAGCAGCATATGACGAAACAGTACTGGGCATGAATTGATATGCACCCATTGCCCCAGACTTGGGATTTACTGCTTTTGGATTGTTGCTGCTCTCAATCTCGCGCAACGCATCCATATGAGCGTCGGTGACAATCGTACCTGGTCGCGCACTACTTAGCAGACGCTCAACATTATCCATTACAAAGACCCGGTTTCGCGCAGACGTTTGATGTTTCTGTATTTTTTAGTAAGTTCGTCGATCTGTTTCGGCGATAAACCTTTAAGAATAATTTCTTTTGCGACCTTTTCCTGTTCTTTTGGATCTTGAACTAAATCCTCTAGCCCCATTAGTTCAAATACCCTAGAGTCTGAATTTTTAGACCACAACTGTTTAAAAGCTGCATGGTTAGCGTCACCGTACCGTTGCCGGAATAAGTCAGCAGCAGCGCCCTCGGCTTCGGTCGCTAAAACGTCGCCGTAAGTACGTCGTGCAATTGCACGCAGAACGTCGGGACCGTAGGTCTTATCGCCGTTAGCGTGTTGTGCAAGACCTTGACCAGCAACGGTGTCTAGAGATCCGCCTTTTGACTGAATCAATGAGATTTGCAAATTTGCCAAATCTTTTGAAAGCTGTTGGTAATTTGTATCGCCAACAAACTCTCTAATTTTTCGTTCTGCTGCGCCAAGAACGCCAGTTGATTGAAAAGCATTTCTTTCAATTTCGTTGGCTTTTGAAACAACCTCTTGAATATTGCGTCGGGTTGTTTGCATTTGTGGCTGAAGCGACACCAAACCATTAACGTACTTCATTCCGATTTCTCGGTCTGCTTCCTCACCCTGCAACGGCAGAAAAGCAGTGCCTTGTTGCCGCACTGGGTAGCGCAACCCAGGCATTGACATAGCACCAGCGGTAACGCCTTGTGGCTGCGCCGGAGCTGGAGCAACGGCCTGTGGTTGCATCAACGGAACGCCTGGACCTTGTTTGTTTGCCGGACCTGTCTCAGCCGGCCCCGCAACAATAGATGGCTTTACAATTGGACCCGTTTCAGCGCCTTGCTGTGGCATTTGTTCAGCAGGCATAGGCTGAGATGGCGTAATGAGCGTTGGCCTAAACTCAGCACCCCTTGGAGTCGCCACGACGCTACCAGGCACGCCACCAAAACTTACTTGCGGTGTGCCAGCCGGAGCCATTAGCTGCTGTTGTTGTCCAGCAGTCTGAGATGCCATCAAATTGCGGAACATCCATTCGTTGACTGGTGTTGAATCGCCGGTTTCTTGTGCTTTTGCAAGATTGCTATACAAGGATGCTGCAAAATATTCGGCAGCGTCCTCTGGCACGCCGGCAGCAATAGCTCGCCGTTTGGCTTGCAATACATCCTTGATTGCAGCTTGTGGTGTCGCAGCAGGGTTGGCAAATGATTTTTGCTGAGTCAGTGGTGCAAAGTTCTGACGCAGCCGATCCTCAATGCTGCCAGCTTGGGTAAAACGTCCCATTTGTTCAGCGGTAACCGCTTGACCGCTTACCGCTTGCTGTCTGGCAATCTCGGCAGCTTGCGTTTCTCGAGCAATTCCAAGCTCAATCCGAGCCCTTTCCTGCTGGATCGGGTTCATTGCCTGTTCTTGTTGGAGCGCTTGTGCGCCTCGAGCTAGATTTAAATAATTTCCAGCAGACCCCAAAAAATCAATCGGCTTGACGCCCAGCGGAATAATTGGATCAAGTGCCATGATTTATCCAATGACCGGAACGTAAGAACCTTGCATTGTTTGCGTTGGACCGACTTGAATCGGTGCCGGCGTTCTTGTAAGGTTATTCAGATAGCTCATGCCACCCAGATTGCTCAACGCGCCACCGTAAGCGTTTGCCGCACCAACTTGACCTGCTGCTTGAGCCGCACCAGCTCCAGTAATCAAGTTTGCCGCATTGGTTCCGTAATTAGTTGCCGCAGTGTTGACTGCCGATTGTCCCGTCTGGCCAATTCCAGCGATGCCGGCCAACGTGTTGTAAATGTCCTTGCGCTGGTTCGAGAAGTTCTGAAACGCCTGCTGATAAGCGTTGCCAGCGTAGTCCTCGGCAAATCTCGTGATGCCCCGGTCAATGTCACTACCACCACTACCACCAGCATTTAAACGCTGACGAGCTGCGCGTTGCCCTTCCCTCAACATAAACTCGTAATTTGGAGCCAGGCTTGTTTTGAGATCCTCGGCACCAAACTGTCGAGTCAAGTAACCAGACCCTTCTTGCATCATTGGCTGACCGCTGGCGTCCAGCATCGGCTTGCCCTGCGCGTCATACATCGGCGTTTGACCGCCAAGCAATCCACCAATTTGATTTAATGCTGTGTAGCCAAACCCTCGATACGGAGCTTGTTGTTGGTTAATAAGATTAAATTGTTCGCGCTGAAGCTCTGCTGCACGATCTGCTGCGGCAGCTTGAGTGTTTGCCGCGCTGCGTGATGCGCTGGCCCCGAGCAGAGCGCCGCCACCAATGGCTAAAGCAACAAATGGCATGATTAGAATCCTTTGCTGATTAACACAGCATCAATTGCATCTTCGTCTGTTTCGTCTGTTGCATGAATGCAAAACCATACGCAATCCTGCAACGCTTCAATCTTGTGGTGCGTGCCAGCTTTAATCTCAATGCACGCTGGAGCGTTGTAACTTTCGACGGAATCATCAGTCGAAACAATGACTTGACCCGATGCCAGTATACTCAAGTGGGAATAAACGTGCTTATGGGTTGCAGCGACGTATCCCCTTGGGATAAACATTTGCTTTGCATATACGCCGCCCGAAAAATGATGCTCCACTTGCGGATCGGCATCAAATCGTCCAGCAATCTGGTTTACAAAATCATTGACTTTCATCAATTATACAGCGGCAAATAATATGTTGTACCGTCGGCCACAACTGGTAGCCATTTTGCAATGACCGTATGAGTGCCTGGGGCTGCTAGGTTATTGATAGTTACCGTGCTAGACGTCGTAAGCGTGGTTGCGCTAACCGACGAGCCAGATACAGGGCTGGTTGTAATCGTGGAGCCAGTTACCGAAACGCCAGCTACCGACCCGCCCGTGATAGCAACGCTTGAAGCATTCTGCCCTGCCATTGTCCCCAAGCCAGACACATCAGTCGACGGGATTGTTGCGCTGGCCGTGAGCGGTGTTGTACCAGCGCCCTTAACATAACCTGTCAGCGTATTAGCTCCGGTCCCGCCTGATGCGACGTTGAGCTTGCCGCCAAGCGTTACTGCACCCTGCGCTGGCGTCGCCGGAGTCAATCCAGTAGTGCCGCCTGAAACTGTACTTACTATCCCAGTGCCGACTGTAAGCGTTGAAACGTTAGGGTTTTGCAACCAAATCAACCACTCTCGAGCCGGTCTTTTGGTGATCGGATCTAAAAATGGCGATTGTGGATAACGTAGATATGAATATGACGTTGCCATCAGCTCTCACCCACACTGGCTTTAAGATTTGCAGAGACGATTGCGGCCTTGACCGGATCGCTGATAGACACTTCCCAAATCCGATCTCGAGCTGTGCCGAGCCTGCGCCAGATTGCTCGATTCTGATACTTGCCGATCCTGCCGATGCTGGTCCAGTGCTCATTGGAGTAAGTCGAGCCACCATCGTTTGACCAGCGTAACATTGCTTGAGGGTCTTCCCCCTGGCCGGTGCTCAGACCAACGCCAGGCTGGAACTGGATTTGCAACTCCTCAAAATACTGTCTCTGGAAGTCAGAAACAATGTGAGGAGTGCGACGCAATCGCCGGATCGGGTTACCAGCCTCGGTATAGACGTCTGTGTCTACGATGTAGATTTTGCCGTTCTGGTAATCGCCAACAAGATTAAACGTATTAAAGAACGTAGCGCAGTTACCGCGATTGCGTTGGAAGTTGTTCAACGCATCCAAACTGAGCCACTTAAACCACAGCTTGGTCGTGGAATCGTAGACCCAAGTAAGATTGGCCTGGGGGAAGGTAACGATGTACCACTCATGCCCCGTAATCTGCATTGAGTAGGCAATGGCGTCAGAAACGTCAAAACCAATCAACGAGTTCTCAACAGCGTGCGTCGACAGCCGGACAAATTGATAACCGTTGACCGTACCAATTGTGGCGTGACCTAGCAAGTCCCTAGTCACAAACATGAACGTCTCAGCCCATCGAGCAACCGAAAACGGCGCATTGATGCCGTGCTGGATAAACGTGCCGCTGATCGGCGCAAACGGGAAAGTGGCAATTGTCGGATCTGGTGGCGGTGACTCAACCCAGACCTCGGTTGTAAACTCGCCAAACAAGAAGAGCTGCTGGTGATCAACAAAAAGTGACACCAAATTGTCAGACCCGCCGTCCTTGCGCCCAAACAGACCGCCAGTGTTGTACACAGACCCTGCGTCGGTTGCCGTAAACAGTTGACTGTTGGGTTTGTTGTAAACCACGTAGCCGTTGACATAATCGACAACGGTTGCATCAGCCCACAACCCATCACCCGTCAGTTGGGCAAACGTCGCAGTTGTCAGATTGTAGAAATACCGTGAAACCCCATCGGCAATATAAGCCACAGTGCCGTTGTTGGCCCCGTCATCGGTCGTTTGAGTCACGGTGATACTCACGGGTCCAGATGACGTGTTAAGCGTGCCTACCTCTGCAAATGACCAGTTAGCCTGTATCAAATAGACCTTGTTCGCAGCAACCGCGATCATCTGCCCGAACGGTGTCATTGTCCTCATCCCACGCACTGGCCCGTTTGGCAACGTGACAATGGTGCGATAACCAGGAGTCGGCAGCAGCGCCACAACGCCCCGCGATCCTTCTGGTTTTACAATGTCAACTTCAGGATACCAATTGATGCACTCTTGAGCATCTTGGTAGATGGTTGGAGCTTCGTAAGATGCCCCAACAAATCCGAAGTCGGCCATTAGACAAACCCGCCAGTCAAAATCCAGCTTGCGTCCTTAGCCTTGCCACTGAACAGAACGTCAGGGAATTGAGCCGTCAGGCTTGGTCGCATATTAGTGCGCTTGATCGTTGCCTTAGCCTGTGCTGCATAGGCGTTAATCATCGCAAGCTGAGTCGTAGAGCCTTTGCCGTACATCGGGCATAGACGTTCAGCCAAGCACCAACGCAGAGCCATCAGATAGCCCTGCGGCAGCGCAATTGATTCTGTCAGATTGCTGTATCGCCGAAACATCGTGTCGGCAAAAACGTGCATCTCTCCCTGCGCCGGAGCTGGCCACAGATAGATCGTCCCAAGCAACTCTGCCGGCTGATAGTAGAGCGCCTTCGGCCAAGGACCATTGAGACTCTTCAACCCGATAAGCTCGTACTGATCAAGCCCGATACAAGCCACGGGATAATCGAGCTGGTTTTGCGACTGACCACCACCACCAGATTGGTTGATCACGCGCACAAATGCGCTGTTGATACTGACCGGACGCTGATAGCTGGCCGTGATTGTCGTGCTTGCAACCGTCTGGCTTGTGCTAACAGTGTACGTACCGGCCTGATTGACGTTGCCGCCAGCGCCCGTGTTGAATTGCACGATAGTTGTGCCAGACGCGATGCCCGTTCCAACCAGCGTTTGCCCGAGCTGCACAGAGCCGCTGGTCAGCGCCGTGACCGTTAGCGTTGTGCCGGAGATGTTGCCGGTAAATACCGCACCAACCTGACCGCCTGGTCCGATTGTGTACTGAACCTGATTGGTGGCTGTCGGGAAAATGATCTCAGTCTGGTAGCTGATCATCATCCGTTCGTTAGACCACTGATCCAATATGTCATTCAACATATCGAATGCGTCTTGCGCTGCGTCAGAAGTGGGAGTCTCCCCAGCCTCAAGCGCCCCAATGTCTTTCAGGGACCGAGAGATGATTTCAAGGGGTGCAGTCATAAATTTATTGGAGCGGGCTTGGGTTCGTTAGTAACACATTCGATTCCATTCCATGCAAACCCAATCTGGCCTTGCCCTAATTGCGGCGCTAAAACCCAATCAGAAATTGCTTTATCCCAAATCCAAACAAGAGCTAGTGTATTGGCTTGCACCAATAACAGATACCCTGCGGGGGGCGGCCACGTATCGGAGTTGCCATCCCAAATACAGACGTTATCAACAACATTTGTTGATTGGTTAATCATTAAATAATTTTGTGTCGTCACGTTATTTACCGTCAGTATTCAAAAATAACTGCACCGCCAGCCCCTGCGGCACCTACTGCGCCATAACCAGATGCAGCACAACCACCGGATGCACCACCGCCATAATTTCCTCCGGCAACCCCCGGGGAGGACACAGACACGCCAGATAAACCAGTGCCGCGTCCGCCACCACCGATACTTGATGACCCTCCTACGCCGCCTGTTGTTCCCGTTCCAGATGAGCCACCACTACCGGCAAGGTTTATAGTTCCGCTTGAACCCGAACCGCCCGCACCTCCGGGCGTGGAGGAAATATCTAGCGCACTGACTGAGCCAGAACCCCCCGCCCCGGTAATAGTTGTTATTGTTTGCGTTCCAGATGCAACCGTTGAACTGCCACCAGTCCCGCCGGCTGTTGGTGTAACTGCTCCAGCAGTTCCACCTGCTCCAATAGTGACTATCAACGTATTGCCAGGGGTTAATCCTGTTAAATAAGAAATTGCTGTACCACCACCACCCCCGCCTCCTGTGCAAGCATTAGCAGACGCACCGTTTGTTCCGCCGCTACCTCCCCCACCGCCTATTACCGTGATTTTTAACGATGTTACGCCGGTTGGAATAGTGAATGTGCCCCCAGCAGTAAATATCTGACCACTCGCGCCGCCGCCGCCGCCGCTAGAATATTGGGGAATGTTAAGGGTGTTTGAAATTAACGTCGCCGCGCCAGAAGTCCCGGTTGTGGTTAGAGTGATAGGCGATTGGTAATCTGTATTTGCAGTGGCCGCACTAATTGCGGTTCCATTACCTTTAAGCAATCCTGTCACAGTGGTTGACAGAGTAATTGCCGGTGTTGTTGTGGGGTTTGCTACCGTACCAGCCAATCCATTGGCAGAAACAACGGAAACAGAAGTTAACCCGCCGGTCGGATCATTGATGCCGCTGATATTGTCGTAAGTGCCAATCGTGACCGCTGCGCTGGTCTGCAACACAAACTTATAAGCACCACCCGTTGTCAGCCACGTCTGATTAGCGGTGCGCCCTGCGGCATCCAGAACAATGGGATTTGAGTTGGCAATGGTTCCCGCTGCGCTGGTATACGTCGCTTGTGGCGTCGTGGTTCCCGCTGTGTACGTGTACAGCAGCCCACCAGCCAGCGGTGTCCCGAGGTTATCGAAAAACTGCCAACCGGC